TAAGTCCATGGAGAAAGATAAAGGGAATCGATAAGCCACCGAAGCCTAAGCCACGTAGCAGATATGCGCAACAGTTATGGGAGATAGGGGCGGGGTGGAAAGATGAATAAAAAAGATATAGAACAAGCATTACGTGATTATAGCTGGATGATAAATGAAATTAAAAGACAAAGAGAATTACTATCAAATATCGGTAGTAACGTTACAACAAAAATAGACGGTATGCCGAAACAAAAAGGCGTTACAAGCGATCCAGTCGCGATGGAAGTGATTCGTCGAGAAAAAATGACAAGATGGGTACAAAAACTAGAAAGAAAAGTGTTGTTTATTCAAGAACGGATGAAAGTAATAACAGATGAGAGAGAAAAAGCAGTGCTTAACTGTATCTTAGACGGAATGAGCATGAGGGCGATTAGCAAACACATGGGATTAAGCGAAAGACACGTATTCAGAATAAAGGAATCGATAGTGCAACAAATGGCAGACATGGCAGACTTGTCAGGTAGTTGTACAACACAAAAGTCATGCGTTTAAAATATGAGGTAGGGCGGAGCGGAGATGTTCCACCTCGCAAATGTTCCTCCTTCGCAGCCGTCCGCTGATCTAAAGCGCTGATCTAAAGCGGGCGGTTAATTATTGCTAGTTAATAGATTTATTATAAAATAGTGGTAGATGAAGGAGGATAATTAAGATTGTTTTTGTTAACATTTTTAAATTTAAGCGAAAAAATATTAATTTTTGGGGAAAGATTAGAAGAATTAGGAACAACATTATTGCCGTATTCGTTTTTTGCGTATATATTCTTTAGAATTTTCTTTTACATAATTAGATTTGACTTTTCAATCAACAATTTAGTTAAATCAATATGGTATTTGGCTCATGGAATAATGATTTTAACTAATGATATATCAGTAGATCAAATGGTGACATTTATTGCGTTTATTGAAGGTGTAGACTTATTTATCAAACATTTAGAACAACAAAGAAAATTTAAACAAAAACAAGCATCCAAATAGGGTGCTTTTTTATTTTCTTGTTTTTACTTGGAGGTTGGTGAACATGTAATGAAAAAACGTAGATTGACACCAAAACAGCAAAAATTTGCTGATTATTATATTGAAACAGGAAATGCGACAGAAGCAGCAATAAAAGCAGGATATAGCAAAAAGACTGCTAAACAGATAGGTCAAGAAAACTTGACAAAACCTTACTTGAAAGAATACATCGACAAACGCATGAAAGAATTAGCCGACAAACGCATTATGGGAATGCAAGAAGCCTTAGAGCTCTTAACTAGTATCGCAAGAGGTGAAATGACAGAAGAAGTTATCGTTACGTTTATGGACGGTTATGAAAAAGTTGAAAAAACTCCTGACATAAAAGAACGATTGAAGGCGATTGAAGCGATACTGAAACGATTCGTGATTAGTGAAAATGAAGGTTTGAGAAATAAATTACTCGAAGCGCAGATCGAGAAAACAAAAGCAGAAACCGAAAAATATAAACGTGAATCGGAATCAATCGCATCTACGGAGGATAAGTTGAAAGAGTATTTTGAAGCATTAGGAGATGCTTTTCGTGAATCTTGATAAAATTTACACAAAGAAACAACAAGAGATATACCGTAGATGCGTAAATAATGACTGGTTCATGCTGATTAATCATGGCGCAAAACGATCGGGTAAAACAGTTTTAAACAATGATCTATTCTTGCAAGAGTTAATTAGAGTTAGAAAAATAGCTGATAGATTGAATATAGAAAAGCCGATGTATATATTATCTGGTGCAACGTTAGGTACGATTCAAAATAACATACTTAACGAGTTAACTAATAAATACGGTATCACGTTTAAATTTGATAAGCATAACAATTTTACTTTGTTTGGTGTGTATGTTGTTCAAACAGGTCATTCTACCAAAAAGCATCTAGACATAATCCGAGGAATGACGGCATTTGGTGCATACATTAACGAGGCAACACTAGCACATGAAGAAGTGTTTGATGAAATTCGTTCACGTTGCAGTGGTGAAGGCGCAAGGATTTTAGTTGATACTAACCCTGACCATCCTGAACACTGGCTTTTAAAAGACTATATCCAAAATCCTGATCCAAGTATTTTGTCGTTTAATTTCAAGCTAGATGACAACACGTTTTTGTCAGAACGATATAGACGAAATATGAAAAACACAACACCATCTGGAATGTTTTATGACCGTCATATAAACGGTTTATGGGTATCCGGCGACGGTGTGGTTTACGCTGATTTTAACAAAGAAATCCATGCCATCTCGAAAGAAGAACTCGCCAAAAAGAATTTAGTGAGTTTTTTTGCTGGTGTTGACTGGGGATATCAACATTATGGTGCCATTGTAGTTCTTGCTGAGGATGATAAGCAAAACGTTTATGTAATAGAAGAACATGCAGCGCAATTTGAAGAGATTGATTACTGGGTTGATATAGCGAAAGGGATTGAGAAACGTTATGGAAATATTAATTTTTATTGCGATACCGCAAGGCCTGAATATATTAAACGATTTAGAGCGGAGAGATTAAGGGCGATAAACGCTGATAAAGCGGTGTTAAGTGGAGTTGAAGCAGTAGCAAGACTGATTAAGAAAAAACAATTTTTCGTGTTATACGAAGAAGCTCCGCGATTCAGAGAAGAAATTTACAAATACGTTTGGCACGAAATAAGCGGAGAACCAGTAAAAGAGTATGACGATGTATTAGATGCAATAAGATATGCGATCTACACACATTATAGACGTGATATTTTACGTGGAAAGAGGTGATTTGGTGAAAAAGTATATTCCGCTCATTAGAGAAAACGGAATAACGCCTGAAATTATTTCGGCGATGATAAAGGAACATGAGCACGATAGAAATCGTATGCTTAAGCTGTATGATCGGTATAAAGCAGAACCTAGTGGGGTTCCTGTTTTAACACGTAAACCAGTTGAGTATGAAGATTTTGAAACGGGTGCAATAAAACGTATTGACAATAAAGTCAATAACAAGTTAAATAATCCCTTTGATGCAGACATCGTTGATACAAAAATCGGTTATATGTTTGGCCATCCGATAAGTTATCAGGTTGATGTTGATCGTGATGGTAAACCGGACAAGGAGACAACATTACAAAAAGAATTGCACGAATTCATTGTAAGAAACAACATTGAAGATGAGGACTCAGAATGGGGTAAAAAGGCAGCTATTTGCGGTTATGGCGCAAGATTGGCATATATCGACACAGAAGGAAAAGAGCGTGTTCGTAACGTTGATCCGTGGGAAGTAATCATTTTATCAGATAGAAGTATAGCGGAGCCGATTTATGCATTAAGATACTATCCAATCGAGAAAAAGGATGGAAAAGATTTATTCAGAGTTGATTTTTATGATGATTTATTTGTTCAGTCATTTGTTCAAATGAGTGTTGGCGGAGAGTTTGTATTGATTGAAGATAAGAAGCCACATATGTTTGAATATTGTCCTCTTTATGGCTTACCCAACAACGAGGAACTAAAAGGCGACGCAGAAAAAGTGATTAACTTGATTGACGCTTATGATCGAACACTTTCTGACGCAAATAATGAAGTAGAACAATACAGATTGGCGTATTTGATACTTAAAGGGATTGTTGCGGACGATGAGGCAATAGACAAAGCCACTAGACGCGGAATTATTGAACTATTAGATGAAAAAGAAGATGTAAGATACCTTACCAAAGATATCAATGACCAAATGATTGAAAATCATCTTGACAGATTAGAAGAAAATATCATGCGTTTTGCTAAATCCGTCAATTTCTCGGACGAAACATTCGGAACGCAAATAACAGGCGTTGCAATGAAATATAAGCTTATGGCTCTCGAGAACAAATGCATCACAATGGAACGCAAAATGGTAACTGCATTAAGGCACCAGTTTAAAGTGCTTTGTTCGGCATGGGCCAAAAAGGGAATATGTAATGCAGACGATTATCTGCATTTCTCATTCCAATTTAAGCGTAACTTGCCGGTTAACTTGAAAGAAGAAGCTGAAACACAAGCATCGCTAAAAGGATATGTGTC